GGATTCCGTCCCCCGCGTCGTCCGTCAGCTTGTCCCCGGTGATGGAGTTCACCAGCACGTTGAACCCGCTCACGTTCTTTACGTTGTATGCCTGCACGTTCGACAGCTTCAGCGCCGTGACCTTTTTCTTCACGATGTCGTATTCCAGCTCCGTCACCGTCACCGTGGCGCCCAGTCCGACCCGCTCGTTGATGACCTTCACATTGTCATACAGCAGCACCTTCTGCAGCTTCCGCAGCTCCGCGTATTCCGCCGTGTCGCCCAGCATCTCAAAGTCCACCGTGATCTCGTGCTGGATTTCGTCCACCTTGTCTACGCTGAACCGGGCCTCCGCCTGCTTCTGCATCTCCGCCCGCAGCGTCGTCTCCGTCCAGTTCGTGGCGGTTTCAGACCCGTCGTCCTTCCCGACCTGGCCGTTCACCTTCAGCCGCTCCATCCGGATCACCGGGAAGTTGCTGATGTTCGCGCTGTCCACCCATTTCGTCGGCGTCAGGAACAGCTCCCCGCCGTCCGCGTCCTTCGCCACCGGCACGATCCTGGTGATCAGCTTGTCGCCGTTCACCTTCCAGTTCACGCCGATCATGTTGTTCGCGTACCGGATCCGGAAGCCCCTGTCCGTGTCCGTCTTGTTCATGACAAACAGATCCCAGTTGTCCCGCCGGAATTCCGCGTCGAAGGTGGCCACCACGCCCTGGTCCGGATCCAGCAGCGCGAACATTCCGTTCTTTCCGCTCAGTTCCGCGCTGTAGTCCGTGTTTTCGTTCGTCACCATGTTCGTCGCGATCATCCCGCGGTAGTCGATCATATAGGACTGCTCAATCCATGCCAGTGCCTGGGCCGGCGGTTTCCGCTTGATGCTGACCGTGTCCATCAGCACGCCGTTCAGGTCGTAGCTCACGTGCTGTGCGTTCACCGTTACCCGCATCTGCTTCGTGTCCACCGTCACCGTGCGGATCCGGAACAGCTGCGTCGTGATCGTCCGCGGCTGTGTCTCCGCCGGCGTCAGGTGCCGGTCGTAGGTCACGCTGTCGCTCTGGATATATCCTTCCAGCCCGTAAGTGGTACTCATGTAGTACCAGCCGTCCGTCGGGCCTGAAACGTAGTACACGTCCGTCCCGTTCTTCAGGTTCACCAGCGCCGGATCACCCGGCGTCGTCCTGGCGATCTCCACCCAGCATGGACTGTATGGCGGCGGAGTTGTCAGATACGCACTGTCAGCGTCAACCGCTGTCGTACACTGCCAGTTCCGGCTGTCATAGCTGCGTTTTGCGCCTGTCTCGTACAGCGACGCGCTCTGCCACTGCGGATAGGTGATTGTGGAAGGAGCGTGCGGTCCGCTCCGCAGCGCCGCGGCCGCGGTGGTCTTGTACACGTCCACGTCCAGCCCGCTGAAGGCGTTTTCGATCGTTTCCTCCGGCACCGGCGCCTTGATGATCGCGTCCGGCACCAGGTGCGCCCATTTCCCTTCCGGGTCGATCGGGTGAACCATCGTCAGGTCGTAGTTCCCCGCGGCGATCTGCCGGTGGCTGCCGCTGATCGGCGTCAGCACCGCGTCGCCGTTCCGGTCAAAGTTCTCGTTTCCGATGTCGTATACACAAATCACAGGAACCGCTCCCTCTTGTTGATCGCCAGCTGGCTCCATCCGCTGCCTGTCACGCTGTTCGTCCCGGGCTTCAGCACCGGCCATTCGCCGCTTGTCTTTCCCGTGCAGTTCACCACCGCCGTCGAATCCGTGATGTCCGTCATCTCGCAGGTGTCGCAGTCAATGGCGTACACGTGTCCGCTCGTCAGTCCCGTGCAGGTCAGGGTGTTCCCGCCGGCCGCCACCGTTGCGCTCGTTCCGCTGGCCGTCATGGCGATCAGCGGGCGGCTGTCCACGTCGCCGGTGTTCAGCACGCTGGTCCCGCTGCTGGTGATCGTCTGTGTTGACGGCTGCAGCTTTTCCTTCAATGGCTGGCAGTAGAACTGGACCTCTCCCGTCCACCAGTCCAGGTTGTAGCTGTGTTTGTCCAGCGTTACCGCGCCGATGATCCGCGCCGGCTGCCGTTTGTCCGGTTCCCCGCTGAAGGTCACATATCCCGCGCCCCTCAGCCAGTTCCAGATCTCCCGCATCCTCGCGGCGCCCTTCACCAGGATCGTCGCCGTCTGGATGTAGCTGTTGTAGACGTTCTCGCCTTCCAGCTCCGTCAGGTCGCCGCTCCGGCCGGGGATCGTCACGTGGTTTACCCTCTCCTCCGGCCTTACGATCGGCACCGGGCCGCTCAGCTTCACGCCCATCGTCCGGCAGTCCTTGTTCTTCCAGATGAAATAGCTCTGGCCCATCTTTTCACCCTCTTACGAGCCGTAACCGCTCATTTGTCTTCGCTGCTCCGCCGCCATCGCCGACGCCAGCCCGGCCGCGTCCATGCCGCTGTTCATGTACATGGATTCCACGTACAGGTTGCTGTTGTAGCTCCGGCTCTGGACCTCCCGCGCCGGCACGACCCGCTCCCCGCGGTGGAGCTGCGCCAGATAGCCGTCGTACGGAACGCTCCAGATCCCGTTTGCCTTTTTTCTCCGCAGTGTTTTGTGCGGTTTCGGCGCGTCGAAACTGCCCGGCGTAACGCTGTTGCCTTCCTCATCAACGAAATGCACCACGCCGTTGATGTCCACCGTGCCGATCTCTTCCCCCAGCATCGCCGCCGTGTCGTCCGGGATCTCGACATCCCCCGGGATATCAAGATCACCGATATTTTCGGCAATATCTTCCGCGCTCGTCTGGTTGCCTTTGTTTCCCGCTCTCCCCAGATAAAGCCACGGCGCAAGCCAGCCTATCGGGTTCAGAAGCGTTTCGCCCAGCGACGCGTTCGGATCCTGTGCGTTCTCAATCTGTCTCCCAATGTCTACAAACGGGACGGCCGCCCTGTACAGCGGGATGGATCCATCCGCCTCTCCTGTGCCGGTCACCGACTCCTGGATTCCTTTTTTTACCTCTCCGGCAATATCGATATCCGCGAACTGTTTCTCCTGCCCAAGCAAATCGGCGACCAGGTTCTGCAGCTGAGTTCCTGCCGGCGTACTGTTCAGGAACCAGTCCATTACCGGCGCGCCCTGCCCGGCGTTCACCTGCAGTTTGCTCGCTACGGTAGCAGCCGCGATGGCTTCCCCGGACGCGCCGGCTGTCATCATGCTCTTCGCCGCTGTGGTCCCGCCGCCGAACAGTCCGATGCTCTTCAGGCCGTCGATCAGCGTGATCATGGACGTGATCGTGCTGATGCCCTTCATGGTCAGGAACGCCATGCCGATGCCTTCAATCGCGGTCTTGACTTCGCCCCAGTGTTCCGACAGCCAGGTGATTTTGTCCACCAGCGTGGTGAACACTTTGGAAAAGCCTTCGACCACCTGTTCCGGGCTGATTTTCCCCAGGTCGTCGAACAGTCCGCTGACGGCGGTGCCAAGCTTCTCCAGCATCTCCTGGCCTTCGTCCGTCTTCAGGTATTCCGTCAGCTTGTCCAGCAGTCCGCTGATGGCGTCCGCGCCTTTGGTCAGCGCCGGCGCGATCGCGCCGATCAGTTCGTCCTTCAGCGTGGTCCAGCTTGATTCCAGCGCGCTGACCGCATTATTCAGCGCCGCCAGGTCGCGGATCGTATCCTCGCTGTTGACGGTGACTCCTGCCAGCGCTTCCCTGTATTCATCCACGGTCTGGTACTGGTTAAACAGCGGAACCAGTTCTTCCCAGCTCCGGCCGAAGATCGCCTGAGCCTTTGCTTCCCTTTCGGTTTCGGATGACAGTTTTTTAAGCGCCTGCCCGGCCCGGAACATCAGGTCCAGGCTGTCTTTCCCTGCAATCCATCCCCCTCTGTCTGTAGAAAACGCAAGGCCCAGTTCCTTCAGGGCTTGTGCTGTCTCCTTGCTTTCCTTTCCGATACCCTTCTTCAGCTTTTTCTGGCTTGCCAGGATCGACTCCACGCTGGTGTCAAGGCCGTTTTCGACCAGCTTCTGCATCCGCATGAACGTGTCCAGGTCGATCCCGTACATCTCCGCCATCGTGGCGGTATCGTCCGCCCGTTTGGCGCTGTCCATGATCGTGTTCCAGAGCTGCTCTCCAAGTTGCACGGCCTTCTTCGCCGCGTTCTCCAGACCGGTCGTGATGGAATTGATCCCGTTCTTGACCTGTTCCAGGCTGATCTTCTTTCCGATGCCTTTCAGGCTGTCCGTCAGATCATCTGCGCCCTGTTTTGCGTTCTCTGTTCCGCCCTTCAGCGCGTTCAGCGCAGCCAGCGCGTCGTTCGCCCCGGCCTCCGCGTTCATGAGGGTCACATACAGCCGCTGGTACGCCGCGTCCGTCGGATCCACGCCGGCGTCCGTCATGGCCTTCAGCGCGGCCCTCGCCTGGTCCGCGATGCCCTTCTGGACGTTCAGCTGGCTGGTCAGCGTCTTCGTCTGGCTCGTTAGCTTCTGCTCCGCGTTGCCGGTCGCCTTGAATTCGGACTCGCTGGCCTTCAGCTCCGCGTTCAGGCCCTTCAGGATCTGCTGGCCCTGTTTGATTCCGCTTGTAAATCCGCCGATATCGACGCCCATCTTGACGTTTACGGCCATTTTTTGTTCACATCCTTAACATACCGATTCCGGTTTCCTGGTCGTACTTGCGCCTGTACATATACAGCGTGATCACCTCGCCCGGCCTCATCCGGTCGATTTCCTTCCGCTGCAGTCCTGCGATCAAACCATAGGAAACGACCCGCAGGTAGGTCAGTTCCCTTGCGGTTTTTTTGCGTTCTGTTCCTCCAGGATCATGTCAACCTGACCCTGTTCCTCTTCGGTCTGCGGCGTCTCAAACTTGTTCCCTTCCGCGATCACCGCCATCGCCGCCAGGGCGTACACCGTGATCATCGCCGGCTTCATGTTCCGCAGCACCCACTTCGCCGTCAGGTTCGGCTCCTCGCCCTTCTCTTCCAGCCCTGCGTTCCCCAGGATCGCGATCAGCTTCCCCAGCTTCTTCGTCTTCTCCGGGTCCGTCGCGCATTTGATCCGGATGCTCATCGGATCGTCTTCGTCTTCCTGTACGATCCCGAAGACCTCTTCCTTCAGCTGGAAGGCCGTGCATCCGATCTCATCCTGCAGTTCCGCCATTTCGTACGTCGAATAAAAAAGCGGGATCTCCCGCCCGCCGATTTTGATTTCGTTCATTTGTTTTGCTTCCTTTCGTTTTTACACAAAAACCGGGAGCCGGATTTCTCCGGCCCCCGTGTCCCTTGTCAGGTCGTCGCTGAAACGTTCAGCACCGTGTTGATCCAGCTTTTCGCCGCCGCGGCCGTCGCGAAACTGCTGTGCGCGATGAACCGCTGCCGGTCCGTGCTGTCGATGTAGATCCCGGCGGCCCTGCCGTTCAGCGTGGGCGTTCCCCAGCTGATGGATCCTTCCTTCGTCGCGGTGTTCATGCTCTCCTCGGTGAACTTGATCTTCAGGATGATCCACGCTTCAAATTTTTTCGCGTTCGTGTTCTCGTCGAACATCTTGCGGACGAAACCGAAACCGCCGTAGGGCGTCTGGTTGTCGCTCAGCAGCTGCGCGGTGATCCCGCCGACCGTTCCGGAGTCCTCGGCGAACAGCAGCATCCGATCGCTGTCGCTCAGGCCCGTCGGCTCAAAGCTGACCGTCATGCCCTGCAGGCCGTTGTCATCCGCCACGATGCGATCGTCGCCGTACAGCGGATTGTCATTGTAGGTCATGCTGATACTCGCGTTCCTGGCCTCCTGGATCACCACGCCGTTCCCGTAGGTCGGCATG